AGTAAATCGTATTTCCCATGTTGGTCTTTGCATTAAGAACAACGGTGATGGAACTATTCAAGTTATTGAAGGAAACACTTCAGGAACTGCAAAGGGAGATCAAAGAAACGGCGGTATGTGCGTAGAGAAGACTCGTGCATATGTAAAAAATAACAAGAAGAAGTTAGTCAACGCAGTTGTTGGTTGGGGTCGCCCAGTTTATACTGGAGAAGAAAATGCTCCACTACTTAATAAGTTGTCTGCTTCAAATATTGATATTAATGATCGCTCTGACTATATTCAGTTAGATGCAAAGCCAAAGAAGCCAGAACCTATTAAGCCAACAGCAAAGAAGTCTTCTGGTGGTGGGAGCAAGGCATTAAGAGTTGAACTATAATGGAATCAACTAAAAGAACACTATTAAAGACAGCAAGTTGGGAAACTTTTCACCTTGTTGGTGTTGCTGGTGTTATTTATTTGTTTACTGGTGAGTGGGAGTACGCAAGTCTTGGTGCTCTCATTTACATCGGTTGGGAAGCGCTTGGATACTTTCTACACGAAAGAGTCTGGGCTAAATTTGGAAAGAAGATTAAATAATGCGTATTAAACTTATCAGGTTTGTTGTTAAAGCGCTTGGTTATGAATGGGGCGGAGATTTACTTAATGCACCAATCTGGACAGTGAAAGCAAAAAAGAAGAAGTAGTCTATGGCATTATATGAATACGACTGTATGCCTTGCGGTCAACGGTATACAAAAGAAAGATCAATTAAAGACGACGATCCAGGGTATGATTGTGAAACTTGCAATCTACCGCTGGTTCGTGTATACTCTAATGTAGGAGCAGTATTCAACGGGAATGGATTTTATTCCACCGATAACAGAAAGCGGTAGTATAATATGTTTACAATGATTAAAGATGAAGTAAAGCAAGAATGGCTATTATCTCCTTTAGATCGGTGTGATAGATGTAATGCTGAGGCCTTGGTTAAGGTTACTGGTATTAATGGAGATCTTTTATTTTGTGGTCATCATTACAACAAAATAATGGCTATTCCAGATGGCTATACTAGTATGATGTCTTTTATGATTAGCATTATTGATGAACGAGAAAAGTTGGCGGTATAAAAATGTATGAATATTATGTAAGAAAAGTAGAGAATGTAGTAGATGGAGATACCATCGATGTTATTATTGATTTAGGGTTTGATATTTTGTTTCAATCTCGTGTAAGACTGGCTGGTATTGATACCCCTGAGTCTCGTACTAAGGACCTTAAAGAAAAGGCTCTTGGTCTTGAGTCCAAAGAGTACTTAAAGAAGGCTCTAAAGGATGCTCAGTCGGTTGTTATCAAGACTGAGAAGATGGACTCATCTGAAAAATATGGTCGCATTTTAGGCTGGGTATACATTAATGGAGATACGGTATCTCTTAATGATATGATGATTAATGATGGTTATGCTTGGGGATACTTAGGCGATACCAAGGTAAAAGATTTTGATCAACTTCTAAAGGCTAGAAAGAAATCAGGGAAATGAGCAGTCCCGATGATATTTTTAACCAGTTAGTTTTAAAAGGCGCTTTAAAATTTGTTGGAAATGATCCAAGCAGTGGAGAGCCACTATATGTAAAGACAGAAATTCTTAAACAGATTGATCCAAAACTTGAAGAAGATATTTCTCTATACTTTTCAGAAACAACAATGAATTTATGGCAAAATGGATTTATAGATATGGATGTAACTATTCCAGACCCTATTGTTACATTAACAGACAGGTCCCTTGATCGAAAAGAAATAGAAGCAATGGGTAAAAATGAAAGAATAGTTCTTGAACAAATTATAAAATTGCTTTTAGATAAAAAGTGATACAATAAATACTAGAGGTACTAATGAATAATGCATACGGGGCCATAGGCATAACCATAACTATACTATTAGTATTAATGACCTATGTCCTTGTATCAAAATCTAAAAAAACTAAGGATCCAGTTGTAAGCCAAGCAATGCTACATTACCGATACAATAATATAAATAAATATTCAAGAAAGTTAAAAACAAAAACTCAGTCTAGAAAACATTTTAATAAAAATAACTTTAAAGTTATTATTGTAGATAATCAAGCATACTGGATAAAAGACAATATTTTTTACCATGCTCCGATGATAGATCAATCAATTGACAAAGAGTCGGCACAGCAGGTTGACACAACCGATATGAATAAGGTACAATTAGATCAGATGCTGTTTATATTGGACAAACTAAGAGAAGGGATTAACGATGATAGTAGGGGTTCAGGGAACAACTAGTTTTAATAACTATAATGTTTTTCTTAGAGCAATGGCTGTTGCATTATCAGAGTTAAGCCAAGAAGAAAAAGAGTTCTACTTATATTCAGCAGGTCCAGGTAATGTAAATGATATGGCAATGGAGTTTGTTAATCTTTCTGAAAGAGGTATGAAATCTCGTGGAAAATCTATAAAGTTATTTAAAGTTACTCCACAGTGGATAGAAGAAAATATAGAAACCTTTAACCACTTTGCATTTGTTTCTAATAAAAAAGAAAGAGTTTCAAATATAGTTAGTTTATCAAAATCAAAAAACATAAATACAAACGTATACAATTTTTAAGGAGTATATAAAATGAAAACAATTAGTTCTCTTGAAAAAATGGAGAAAGTAGTTTCACAAAATAATATGTTGTCTTGGGATGGCTGGGATGTTGTAGAAATGATTAAGTCAGACAGAGGCTTTACATCTAAGGATGGAATATTAAAAAATAATTCTTGGTATTTAAAAAAGACTTTTATTCTTTCTCGAAATGGTTGGGAAATCCCCGAGAAATATGTAAGATAATATGAATAAGTATAAATGGAAAGACAAGGCTTTGTGTTTAAATTATGATACAAATATTTTTTTTGACAAGTATGAAGAAGATGAACTACTTAGGCCTGCAGTAGATGTTTTATGCTCAGAATGCCCCGTCAGAAAAGAATGCTTCTCCGTGGGAATTTCTGAAAAAGAATGGGGTGTTTGGGGTGGTGTATACTTAGAAAATGGAGAAATATCAAAAGAGTTTTCACGCCATAAAACAAAACTTGACTGGGGTAACACATGGCAATCACTAACTATGGAGTAATATGTATACAGATGAAATGAGAAGAGCATTTAAATCACTTTACGCCCCTAAGAACTTTTCTTTACAGATTATTGATAATGATCACTTTCTAACAGTAAAAGCAAAAGAAAAAGATTTTATGTCTTTAGAAACAGTAGAAATGAAAAGACAGGCAATTGAGTATATGATTCGTGTAAAGAAAGCCTTAGAAGATAATGGAGCAATTGTTCTTTTAGTTAGAGAGGGAGGTAAAGAATTATGATTGAATTGATTTTAATTTTTGTGCTGTCAGCATCAACCTCTTTGTTTTTATATCTATACTTAAAGCAAAAAAAAGCAAATACTGCTATTCTTGCTAACACATTAAAACTTTTAATACATCAAGAAAAAGAACACGAAGCAAATAAAACAGACAAAGAGAAGGCTAACGAAGATTTTTTAAAATTTGTTTCAGATTCTCGTGATTGGGCTTATCATTATATAGAAGATGTTCAGGCTGGGCTAAGTTCGTTTATTAATGAGGTTGCCCCACAGATTGACTACTACAATGAGTATGGGGCAGCAGTTGAGGGTATGATTGCCCCTCATGATTTTGCTTTAAAAAAAATCTCTTCAGAATTTGAAAAGTTAAAAACATTGCTGCCAGAAGACTATGATAGAATAGAACAATGATATTCCTTAAGCATACAAAGAATCTTAATCTACTTATATGTGAAGAAGAGTTTTGTGAAGATGATAGCACACAGATATGGGCAAATAGCGAAAGCAGAATTGTAGATCTTTGTGATCTACACTATAGTCAAGCAAAGGAAATAAAATGAAAGATATTTTATTGTCAACACTAACAGGTTTTGGATGTGGCATTGTATTTGCTGCATTCAAATTGCCAGTACCAGCACCACCAGTTTTTGCGGGAGTCGCAGGAATTATTGGTCTCTGGATTGGTTTTACAGCACTAACTAAATTCATATCCTAGGAGGAATAAAATGAATGAACAAATCAAAGCAGTACTAGCGTCATACGGAAGATCAGTTCTCGGAGCAGCAACAGCGTTGTATGCATCTGGAGTAACAGATCCAAAGACATTGGCATACTCACTACTTGGAGCACTCGTGCCCGTAGCATTAAGAGCAGCCAATCCATCAGACACAGCGTTTGGCAGAATGCCATCTGTAGAAGATGTAGATAAGGCAGTTAAGTCTGCTAAGGTAGTAAAGAAGGCTGCAAAGAAGGCTCCTGCAAAGAAGTCTAATCGTGGCGGTGGCGGTTCAAAGCCTCACACAAACACTCTATAATATATAGAATAAGATTAGCAGGCTTGTTATTTGACAGGCCTGTTTTTCTATGCTATAATATTTATACCTGCCCAATATGGGGGGAATTAACTTATTCGCTTGAAAGGGGAATAAAATGGTAAACAAACTAACTATGGATCTATTCAATGATCCTTTTTTTATTGGCTTTAACAGAGAGTTAGGCCGATTA